GTAGTACGGGCTGTGCGTAGTTGAATAGTCGTTCCAGATCATGCCGTGATGTATATGATGGTTCCCTTTAATGCAGCATCATGGGCTGCGCCTGCGCGATATGCCGTGACACCAGCAGCAATAGCAGCGTCATTACTGTTGTATTCAGGTAGTGCGCCTAATATGGCTGCAATGGTTGTCCAGGATGTATCATAGTCGGTTGATGTGTCCTTTACTATCAACTGACCGGCAGTGCCACCGGATGGAACACCAGGCCCGACCTGTGAAACAGGGAACTGAACCGTGATGTTGCTGCTGTTTAGTGTTACCTGAATATCCGACATGACTATGCAGTTATTTTGTCAATCAGTGTGATAGTCGCCCTAAACAGGACATACACCACGCCTGATGATAGGGTTAATTTCAGGTCAGTATTTAGCACGTTTGAAATAGGCAGGCTGCCAGTGCCAACCGCTTCAGGACTAATGGTCATTTGCCCCAGTGTCGGATTCGTCAGCGCAATACCTGCATTCCCTACGGTAGTCAGCGTCAACAGCACCGAACCAGACGCACTCTTAACCTGCATGGTCGCCGTTGCGCCGGTCAGATTGATAGGCGTGCCTGCACTGTCCTCCACCGTCACGGTGAATGCTGTTGTGCGGCTGCGATACCATTCTAACGCTACGTATGGCGGCCTGAGCGAAAGTAATTGTGCGTCTGTCGTTGCCATTGTGTTTATTTCTTACGCCTTTCAATACCCTGCATCGATGCGGCTGCTGTTTCCTTTTCCTTCTCGCGTACCTCTTCAGCCAAACCGCCTTTAATCAGGCTAACGGCCAATTTAGCACCCAGAACAATCACCTGATTTTTAGCCAGGCTGATTTGTTCGCCGGTATCAGGATCACCAGCCGCACACGATTGCAATATGCGTACCTTCATCAGGAAGCGGCAGTTATCAGGTGTTTGATTGCAGCAGTATTGATGCACTCACCATCAAAACGCATCCATGCCTGGAATCCGACCAGACCGTTTTCACTGTACAGTTCATCACGGCGTGCAAAAATCATATCTTGCACGATGCGCACGATGTATTTGCTGAAATCACCGGCCAGAATCAGCTTAGAACTGGCGTTGATGGATGAATCCATGTCCTGATTGATCCAGTACTGCGTTCCGTCAATGCGGTCAGGCTGACCGGCGACATACGATGGCATCCACAGCGGTCTGTTTTCGCTATCAACCAGTTTTTTGATGGCCAGCAGCACAGCATCATTCATCATAAAACCGAATGATGGGCTGTTGCGGTATGCCGGATCAATGCTGTGTTTCAGGTCAAGGATTTCCAGGTAGGTGAACGCAGTGGCAGATGCGGCAGTTTTGCCCAGTGTTGATGCGGTCACTACACCGTTAGGATCGCCTGAACCGTCACCGATGGTACACTGTTCGTTCAGTACACGACCGAAACGCGGTGCAAACACCGTGCGCAGTTCCTGTTCGATGTTGTAGGTGTTATCCTGCAGCAGTTCCCATGAAACCTTAGCAATGGTGCCGTATTTATAGGCATCCAGTTGCTTTTGTCCGAAGGTCAGATCCTGAACTGTGAATGCAGATGCCTCGCCCACCTTCACGGCCTTTGTAGTGGTGTCATCCTCAGTCGGCCAGTACAGGGTACTACCGGTAGCACTGCGCAGAATGCGACAGGCCTGAAGGATACCGGAATAGTCCAGCATAGCGCGCTCGATTTCCGGCTGCCACAGGTCGGGTACCAGATAGCCACCGAGGGAATCAGTGCCGACAACCTGATTGGATGTTCCGCGCTTTTCTGCCAGCAGTGAACGCTCTTCCATCGTCAGGCCTGCATTGCCTTTGCGCAGGAAATTCAGGTAGGCGCTGCGGTAGTCGGCTGCCTTGTCGCGGTCTTGCTTCGGTGCTGCCTTGTCAACAGATTCGAAGTGCTTACCGGCCATGCGGGCCTCCATGCGCTCCGCTGCCTCGTGCGCTTCGATGGTCTTTGTCAGTTGCGCCTCATCTTTTTCGATTTTGGCGAACTTCTCTGACTCTTCGGTGGACATCGCCCTGCCTTCAGCGGCAGCGGCTTTAGGAAGCGCAACCATCTGTTCAATCAGTCGCGCCCTTTGGTCGTACAGACCCTGGATACCAGTTGTCATGTCGTTTTTATTGTTTTTGTTTGTGGATAGCCTCAAGCCTCGAAAGTGCGCGACTCAGGCAGTTTAGTGTTTCAACGTGTTCGCTGCGCTGCTGTTCATCCTGTGCAGCATCCGGCAGTGTGCCGGTCAGTGCCACAGGAACGGCAGCCGCCAGTTCGGTGATGAATGCAGTCAGTTCAGCAGCCTTTGTTTTAGCCTTTGCCGATAGTTCGTCAGCAACAGATTTCAGGTCAGGATTAACCGATGCAATCATGGTCATCATGTCTGCCTTTTCATTCAGACAGTCAACATATTCAGTGGTATCATTCAGTAGTTCAGTGATTGATTCAATCAACTGCGTTTGTGGCGTTCCCTCAGATTCGTATTCGCCACCATTGCGTTTGTATGAACGCGTGGCAACAGATGTGTCAGGATTCGCAGGATAGGTCACAGGCGATGCGTCATACACAGTGTCAACTGATGTAATAGTGCGAATGTCGCCCACGCCTTCACGGTATTCCCATTTGTCACCCTTTTCACGGATGGAAAATGCCCATGATGACTGTGTGATGTCGCCACGTTTCAGGGATTCTATCAGGTTCTGCCCAAATGGGCTATTAGGGATTGATGCACGATAGTACATGCCGGTATCATCCATGCCCACAGTGGCCGTGCCTGATGCTGTTCTGGCAATGACCATATTAGGATCGTGATTGAACAGGATGCGCACATCAGACATATCTGCATCGGATAATGCACCGCGTGCAATGCGCTCTGTGAACCAGCCAACACGATATTCAGTATCCCATTTCAAGGCATAGCCGAACAGTTCAGGCTGTCCGTCATGTGTCATACGAACCTCAACACCCTGAACGCATGGCCGCGCCTCGCGTGTTTCCACGCCCGATTTATGATGCCTGACTTGCTTCTGCATTGTCGTTCAAATTGTCGGCCTGAATGCTGTCAGGCGCTTCGTTATTTAGTGTGGGGTTGTAAATTGTATCCCCGTTCTGAATTGGATTCATTTTTTCCAGTGACCGCACTTCATTAGGTGTCATCCATCCTGGATTAGACACACTGCCTAATGCACGCGTGAAGTATTCAGCCCGTGATTTAGTGTCACCGCGCAGCAGTGCATCCACGTTAAACCTGAAAAACATGCGTGACTTTTCAGAATCAAACAGCAGTTTTCTGTTTAGTTCCTGTTCCCAATTTTTAAGCCATGGCCGCAGGGTGTCACGCACGAACTCCAGTGACTGGTGTTCGATGTTGTTGTTTGTGCTGCGCTCCAAATCGCCTACCATGTGCGGAGGGATGCGGTAAATCCGGCAGACATCGTGAAGGGATAGTTTTGCCGTTTCTAAAAACATAGCGTCTGCCGGTTTCAGTGACAGCGGTATAAATTCCATGCCGTTCTCCAGCACTGGTGTTTTACCGGCATTGTCACGGCCTGTATAGCGTGACTGCCATGTATCCCGCAGGTTCTGCACCTGATCCGGCGCTAATTTGCCAGGGTGTTTCAAATAGCCTGAAATCAGTGTGCCATTCTTCCACAGTGAACCCTGCGTTTGCGTAGTGGCAATGCCCAGACCGATATTTTCACGGAATACGGTGATGGGTGATTTACCCTCCAGGCCATTTGCTGACAATCCCTTTACATGGATGATGTCACGCGGTCGCAGCGGTTCTGTGCGTTCCATGTAGCCACCGGCAGACGTTTGCACATCAAAGATGCGATACCACAGCATACCGGTTGAATCCAGTTCAGGCCGCACCCAGTTAGGATTCTCAATGATGCGCAGTTCCTTTGGCCGCATATTTCCGTCACGTTTTATTTCAGCATAGAAATTACCGTGCAGGGCCAGATGCAGCATAGCTGTTGACCGGAAATCAAATGACGTGTATAATTCAGATGGTTCGCTGCCAATCAGTCGCGTGCGCGTATCATTGCGCAGTTCGCGTGTTACGTCTGATTCAGTGATGTACAGGGATACCGGCAGCGATGCAACAGATTCAGCCAGTATTTTTGCGCACGCGTAAACACCTGCATGCGTCAGGGCGGTATCTGCGTTTACATTTACCCCTGATCGCGTAGGTTTACCGCCAAACCATGTGTACATCCATTCTGCCGGATGCGTCAGGGATGAACGTTGTTCACCTGTTTGTTTTTGCGAAAACACGCGCAATATGTTATCAACGATTCCCATTGCGTTACAAAATTACGCGCAATTAGTGCGCCCTTTGCGCAATTAGGTATAAAACAAACGGCCAACATTACTGCTGGCCGTTCAATGATATAATCATCATCAATACACACATTCAAACTGATGCAAAGATACACAGTGAACGGTGTTAAATAGCATCATATTTTAATCAGTTTCAGGTATCGCGATTTGTAGGAATGAAACGCACCGAACCCTGTAAACAGTCGTTTACCATACAGATTTTCATAGAACTGTTCGGTGCGTTCATACGTCTGCGCATAGGTGTCTGTTGTTTCATGCAGGTCATAATACAGGCGCATGAACACCCTGAAATCATCTAATTTTTTGTGCAGTCGTGCCATTGTGTGCCATTGTTTAGGATTTAGATGTAGAACACATCAGCCTGTGAATAAACGTCTGAAACCGGATTTTTAAGGTATTCGCCAAGCGCAATGATAGTTGATACAATACCGTCAATCTTTGCGCCTCTGGTCTCTTTCATCTTTCTGATTTTCAGGTTTTCATTTGCGTCATAATATGGCACGCAATTTTGCAACATCCAGCGCAGTACCGGATTGCCGCCGTGATTTAGCATCCGGTTTCTGACAATTCGTTCAAATTCCTTCGATGGTGGCGACATATTCATAATACCCTGACTGAATTTATCCATCGGCAGGCCGTCTGCCTCCAGCTTAGCTATTGTCTGCCATGCGTTGTGTGGATCGTAACCTATTGCCCGAATATCGTACAGGGTGCGCAGACGTGCTACCTCAGCGGCCAAATAATCATAATCAGTCACGTTTCCAGGTGTTACATTCACCAGCCCCTGTTGTTGCCATCGCAGTATGTCCGGTAAATCGCGTGAACGCATTTTTAATACCTCCTCTGGTATCCAAAAATATGGCAGTGCGATGTACGGTTCATTCGGTTCCTGCGGTGGGAACAGTAACGTCATGGCCGTAAAATCGGACACAGATGCAAAGTCTATGCCTGCGTAACATTCACGGCCTGCCAGTGCATTTAGGTCAATATCTGACGGGCATGCCTGCCAAAGTTCATCGGGTATCCACACCTCAGATACACCCACAGGCATATTCAGGTTTTTTGTCTTAAATTCTACCTCAGACCTGCCGCCCTCATTTACAGCTTTGGTGTATTCTGATTCCATAAATTCCCATGTCGGTGTGATACCTATCTGCGGGTTTGCCTTCACCCATGTAGTCCGGTCATTCCAGTCGTCACCGTCATCCAGTGTGTAGATAATCCCAAAGAAGGTTTCATCTGTTTTTAATCCACGCAGGATGTCAATGCAGTTCTGTCGAAGGTGGAACCAGGGTGATTCAAAATTAAATCCAGCAGTGGTGATGATGTAGGTCAGCGGCTGTGAACGCGCACCCATGCCGGTTTCAATCACCTTTAGCACTTCGTTTGATGGATGCGCGTGAAACTCATCTATGACAGCCACATGTGGCGACAGGCCATCCAGTGTGCCAGCCTCCGCAGATAGCGCCTCCATGTATGAATCAGTCGGGTTCCAGATGACACGATGCTGCATGACCTTCAGCCCCTCGGCCATTGTATCACTGTCTGTGCGCAATGAACGGCCCATCATCTTTGCAGCATTGTACACAATTTTAGCCTGGTGGCGTGTTGTGGCTGCGCTGTAAATCTGTGCCGTCTGTTCTCCGTCAATAATCATACCGCCCAACATGATGGCGGCTGCCTCTTCTGTTTTGCCCTGTTTTCTGGCCACCTCTACAAATGCCCGTCTGAATCTGCGCCCCTTGCCATCAGTGCGTTGCCATCCGAATAGACAGGCCCACCTGAACGCCTGAAAATCCTGCACGTTGAAATTCTGCCCTTTCCATTCGCCTGACGTGTGGCGAAGGATGGAAATAAAACTGATCCACCGGTCGGCCTCGTCATCATCAAAATAAAACGGAAAATCAGGCCTGCGCTGGCGTTTCAGGTCATTTAGTTGCCGGTTAACTGCCATGCGTACATAATCGCACACAGGCACGATACCGGATTGTACTTTTTTGATGTATCCATGATACAGTTCCAGCATCAGACCGCTTTTTTATTCTTTGACAGGATTGCCAAAATAGGATCAACCTTTTTAGTGTCCTTTGGCTTTACGTGTATTGATTGCCTGGCCCTCGGTGTAAACCCGAACTGTTCACGCAGTGGTTTTATCACGTTTTCCAAATCGCGATACACCCTGAACGCAGCGGATGTTTTTTCGCCATCATGGATGCCGGTTTTCTGCATTTCGATAAACATGGCTTTTTGCAGGACAACAGACTGCACATAGGTGGCAATACTGTCTGCGTCCTGTTCGGCCAGGATGTCAAACGACTTCAGATGATTCACCACCTCGTTCCATTTGGCTACCTGTTCAGGTGTAAAATGTTCCGGTGGTTGCAGGTCGTCATCAGTGCTTGTTTTCAAACGCGTGCTGTGGCGATGGGCACGATATGTGCCGGATTCTTTATGCTTTGCCTCTGATTTTGGCGGTCTTCCTTTCATGGTTTCAAATTTATCATTTTTGGCAATGACTGTGCGCAGTTGGCGGCGCTGAAGTCAATGTGATTGTTCATAACAATATACGTGCCCCTCCTTCTAATGTTTTGATTGTTTATTCTTGGTTGTTTCACCTCCTTTGCGCTGCGCCTTGTTCATATTGTGCCATTTGCACAGCGTTTGCCTACGGCCATTCCAAAACTCATCTTCATTAGTGAACCCGTCAACGTGATCCCGTTGCAGATTCTCTGTCGTGACAATGCCGTGTTCATAACACATGACACAGTACGGTTCCTGTACAATCTCGGCCTTTGCCATCTTGCGCCAGCGCCAGCTATTGTACAGCGCCTGCGACCAGGCACGGTCTTTCATCTGTTCAAACGGCTTCGGCGCTGATTGCCACGGATACCGTTTCTGTTTCTTATTTACTGTGGGCATGATGTGTGTTGTTTGTAAACGAATAAACCAGCGCACCCATTACGGATGCGCTGGCATTTATAAACCGCTTTCAAATCTTCTGTTGTTCGCGTTCCTTTTGCTCTCGTTTTAGTTTCAATGTTTCCTGAATCTTGCGCTGCTGTTCCGCGTTTAGCTGCTGATTGATCAAATCAGATTGCCTGCACGGGAACATCCAACATTTGAACTGGTCAACATCAAACATATCTGGATTCTTTATTTTTTTCGCCATGTACTGTCTGTTGCCTGATTTGCAATGATGATAGCCAAAACAAATACAATGACCATAATAATCATATCCGTGACAGTTTCAGGTCAACACCCCAATACGTTGCGTTGCGCGTGATGTAATCCAGTGTGTAGCTGCTGCTGCCCTCGTTCATCTTTGTAATAGACCGTTTCAGGTTCCTGACAAAATCTGTGACCTGTGCGTACCGGTACGGATTGACCACGTTAATTTCATACTGCCAGCCATCATGTTGGCCGGATGCCTGTTCTATTTCAGTGTGGTTAAAATACCCTTCCAAAACACCATACGTTTGTTCGGCAGCCTCAGTATAAACCGAATCGTCAGCCATGCCAGCATCGAATGAACGGATGGCCGCAACAGTTAGATGATACTGTTTTTCCAGGTCATCCCTAATTTCAGCCTGTTGCGATGCAGGTAGCCATGTAGGCACAGCATCCAGCACTGCGTTGATGTTCATTGTTTCAGGCCTTTTAACCATTTGCGCGGTCAGGGTGTTTGCGATGATTGCAATTGCAATCGTGATGATGATGTGTTTCATGTGTGTTGAATGATGTGTGTGTTTAAAAAGTGTTTACAAAAGTATTTATTTTTTGCCGTAGTGCTTAAAATCACCACGTTTGCGCAGTGATTCATACGCACTGTCAGCGTACTTTTTTGCAGTATCAAAATCACCGGTGTACAATGCCCATTCAAATTTGCGGGATGTGCGGTGATTGTCTGTGCCTGCATGACAGCGCATCCATGCCCTGCGCATTTCGCCTGTCTTGTCGCCTGCCTTTAGGTGTTTCCACAGTGGTGAACGTTTCACATTGCCCATGCCCCAGTTAAACGCCAGCGACTGAACAGCCCACAGTTCGTGACGTTGCAGGTGTGGCAGTTCCTGTTTAACCGTCTTTTCCAGCTGTTCGAATGTCTGGTACATCATTTGCCGTGCCTGATCCTCAGTCACTTTGTATCCCTGCTCCTCCACTGTGCGCTGCCATTCAGGTGACAGGTATTTTATCCGGTTCCCGTACCCGATGGCCGGACTGTCGCCATCCATGTACGATGTCAACTCCTTGCCTTTGCGGCCCATCGCCTCCCTGCGCTTGGTTTCCAGGATGACATATTTAAACAGGTTGTGGCCCTGCTGGTCAGCCTTGTCAATCGTGCGCTGTTGTTTCTGGTCGTCACTGCTTCCGATTTCCAACACACTGAACTGTTCGTCAGTCTGTGGCGTATCCAGTGCGGATAGTGGATCGCGTTCACGCAGTCTGTCTGCGATGTAGTTGTAACCTACCATCGTGATAATGGCAGCGCCTACAAATTTAGGCGACAGGAACGGTGACGGTTTATCCTGTTCACCACGTTCGATTTTGTATTCAGTGTAATCGTCTTTCATGTGTGTGCGGTGTTTAGATGATGTTAGGTATGTCAGTTGAATAAAGTGATGATTTCAGGTATTCAATCTGACTTTTCAAAATGATTTTCAGGGATGACGCAGTGTGATATTCAGACAGTAACAGTGACCGATACTCAGGTGTCAATTTGAAATATTCGTCTGAATTAATCAGGTCACGCAGTTTAACAATGTTTTCAACTAATGCGTCAAATTCATTCTGTTTTCTGTATAGTGTATCAAATGACGGTTTCATGCCTTCTTTGCGATTGAATGTGCAGAAATAATTGACAGTGCTGCGATGGATGCAGCAAAGATGATAGCCAGAAATAGTGCGGTAGGCCGGTATTCAGTGCCAAACATGTTTGCAACCAAATGCAGGAATTTGCCAGGTCTGATTTCATCGCTGCCTACACTGATGCGCAGCAGGCCACCAAAGTACCCGACAGCGTTTGAAAATATTTCAATGCCAATAGGGATGAATGCGGCCATGCGTGCCAGTTTACTGTGGCTGTTCAACAGCAACAGCGGCGCAATAGTAAACGTCATCGTGATGGCAGCTGCCAGTTCAGGTGTGTCCTTCATTTGCAGGGCAACACTGTAAATGTTCGGGATGCTGCATGCCAGCGAAAACACCAGCACGATCCACAGTTGCCAGTTGGTAGGTTGTTCCATATTGCTGACATCGGCAACATGGTTCGATGCGGATGCAGCAGCAGGAACAGACGCAGCAATCGGCTTCACTTTAGCCGCCAACTGCTGCCTGTCGTCATGAATCCCACTTGGTATAGTAGCTTTTTCCGGTGCCGGTTTAACTGCGGCCCGTTTAGGTTGATGTCCGGTCAGTGCTGCAATTTCGCGGTCAGTGGCGATGCGTGAACCGTCATAGCTACCTGTGATGTTTTTAACCCTGATTTGCCAGGCACGCAGTTTTATCTCAGGTGCAATCTGCTGATGTAATTCTTTGAATGTGGGCATGACGTTTGTGTTGTGTGGATGATTAATGTGCTGCAAAGGTAAACATGTTTTTAATATTGTCAATACTTTTACTAATTTATTTTTAAAGTATTTCTAAAACCTTCGTAAACCACTCAATAAACCCATCCGTACTATGCGCAACAAACGTCTGTCCGCCAGACTGCGTGACCAGTGTCATAAACTTCTGTTGGTCAAATGAAATCACATCTTTGCCTGCCTTTACCTCGATGGCAAACATCCGGCCCTTTACGCAGGCCAGTATGTCACTGATGCCTTTCATCGTGTTTCCTTTGCGGTATATACCCTTAGCAGAATCCCACACGCCCACATTATTCACCCTGAACGCAAAACAGCCAGGTTGCATGTTAATAACCCTGATGACGTTGTTAGTGATTCTGTTTGCCGTTTCCGGTTTCCGGTCAGGCATGCCATCGCGGGCCTTCCACTGTGCGCGTGACTTGCGCTGGTTTTTGCGTTTGCGCTGCATCTGTTCCAGCTGTGCAGGTGTGGCTGTCGTGTACTTAATCTTTTTTTGCATCCCCGATAGTTGCGTATTTAGTGAATATTTCGCGCGCCCGTTCGATGTCAGATTCAGACCATAGCATGAACTGACCAATTAGCCGCGTTTCTGCTGATTCCTGCCCTAATCTGAATTGTTCGATGGCGTTCAGTATCAGATCGGTTTGAAACATCGTAAACCGATGCTGATAGCATTCATTGCGTGCCTGATTTTCCTGTTTGTTGTGTAGTGGCTTTCTTATCATCATACCTGCTGAATTGCGGCCTTCGCCAGTTCCTTTTCATAGGAAACAAATGTACGCAGATGGTCACACCTGTGCGTCATTGCTGCCGTTAATCTTTCGGCCCGTTCATACTGTGATTCCCATGCTGCGCATTTTGCCGCCACCCATGCCCGCCGTTCAGTGATTGACAATGACCTGACGTGTTCGGGCATAGTGGCCATTGTCATTTCATGCGCCGTCAGCATGTAGTATTTTGCACAGGCCTGCACACGTCCGGCCTCAGATAGCCACCCTGACAGTTCGTTCAGCATATCCAGCACTGCGTTAATGTTGGTGTATTCAACGTGTGTGCCTGCCAGTTTATCCAGGTGCGTGATGCGTTCAATCAGTTCATCAGGTGACAGCACATCAAACGTGCGTGCAACAGACGCAGCATCATTAATCGTGATAACCACCTGTTTACCGGATAGCGCGTTCAGTTCTGCGACAATGGCCGTGAATGCTGCATCGCGCAACAACTGGCCGTTATCGGTTACGGTGGTCAGGGTTGTCATCTATGTGTATCGTTTTTTTGTTGTTGTTTTCGCGCTGTTTGGCCTGTTCGGTAAAATAGATGACTACAGTACCTAATGCGTATGATGCAGCGACTGCGCATGCGCCGGTGATGATTTGCGCCGCGTACTTTTTAAACAGGGCCACAGCAGCGGCCACGATGAACAGGGCCAGCAGGATGGCTGCGCCAATGGCAAATTTTTTCAGGTCGTCGCGCAGCCAGTTCGGCAGTTTTAGTTTTTTCATTGTTCTGTTTGTTGTGTGATTTTAGGAAAACTTTTGATTTTGTACATTAATTTTTCAACTAACTCCTTTTTCCGTTTTTTAGAACAGTTAAAAAAAATGTACCTGTGTTTTCTGGCCCTGTCAACCAGCTTAAATTTATCGCCAAATTTTGCCCTGATTTCAGAAGCGGTGTATTTATCTGCCAATGTCTGCCCATGCCTTTCCACCCCTTCGATTGTCCAATCTGTGCGCTTAGCTGACAGTCCTGTATAAATCCAGTTAGTAGCCTGATAAACCGTTCCGATGTGGCCATGGCTTGTGTCCGCAAATGAAACAATAATTTCTTTATTTACCATTTTAACGGTATTGCCTATCAGGAACGATTCAGTGTTTTTAGGTGTATCATCTCTGATCCATAACCTGTTTAATTCCATCACATTAAATTTTTCGTCTTTTCCACAAATTCCAGATCGCAAAGGCGCTGATGATGGCGTGCCGTATGTAATAACACCAACCCAAAAGCCGGTTTTATTACAAAATAGCCCAAATGCCTGTGATATTGATGTATTTCTGTGTAGATAGTGGTATTTAACAATTACAACAGAGGCTGCCTTTGTTGTAACAGGTCTAATATTGTAAATAGCCTTCGGGCTTTTTGTTAAATCGGTGCAGTTTTCACAATTGCAGATAACAATTGCGTCACCAAATAATGTGAATGTATGCATATTAAAACGGTATTTCAGTGTCATACTGCCTGTCTGATTTCGGTATCGTCCAGTCCATAGGTGGCGGTGTGAACGATGTATCAGGTGCAGGTGCAGATATGTCAATGTCGGTGAATGTAGTTGTTTTGCCGTGAAATTGCATAGGGATGGTGCTGGTCGGCCCGTGCCTGAATTTTGCAATGTCACATTCCACGTATCCAGGCTGTATAGGGCCGTCATCTGTCTGCGTAATGCCGTAGTATTCTGGTCGCCACAGGAACAGTACCATGTCAGCCTCCTGTTCAATTGCGCCGGATTCGCGCAGGTCTGATAACATCGGTCGTTTACTGCCGCCGCGCGTTTCCACCGATCGCGATAATTGCGACAGGCACACAAACGGTATTTTCAACTCCTTTGCCACGTTTTTCAGCGCCTGCACGTTGTGATTTACCTCGGCCTCGCGATGGCCCCTGTATTCCGGCGGTGCGGCCATTTTTTGCAGGTAATCAAGCATGATGACACGACAGCCGCATTTTTGCACCAGTCTGCGTGCGCGTGACCGGATAGATGCTGCTGACTGTGCGCCCTCGTCATCTATGTACAGCGGAATGCCTGTCAGCACATTTGCCGCATCCATCAGCGGTGCAAAATCACCCACTTTGCCCATTTTCATATCAGCGCCGGATGTTCCTGAAACCGATGCCATCAGGCGCATGGATATTTCCTCAGCTGTCATTTCCAGCGAAAACACACCCACCGGAATACCAGTCATTGCAATATTCAATGCCCATGTCATCATCAGGGCCGTTTTGCCCATGCCTGGCCTGCCTGCCATGATGTACAGTTCACCACCTTGCAGGCCTCCGGTGTGCCGGTCGAACTGCCTGATGCCGGTTTCAATGCCTGTGATACCCTTGTTTTCCGTTGCCGTTTCAATGCGCTTTAGTAGTTCAGGCATGTATTCGCCTACCTTGCGCGCATCCTTACGCGTGACCTGATGGCCTATTGCATACACATCACGTTCGGTTTTATCCAGCAATTCAATTGCGTCTGATTCCTCAGACATCGCCTCCGTCACTGATTCCACACCCACACGTATGATTTCCCTGCTGATGTGTTTTTCAGTCAGCATCCGCGCATGTGCCTCGATGTTTGCCGTACTGACCACAATGGATGCCAGGTCAGCTATCATCCACGTTTGTGCATGCACTGCACCGGTGCGTGTAATTTCCTGCGATACAGTCAGCATGTCAATAGGCTGGTTCCTGTTGTGTAATGAACGCACGGCGCTGAATATTTCCCTGTTAGCCTCGCTGTAAAACATGCCCTCGCTTAATTGGTCAACTACCTGCGATGCAACTGAACTGTCAGTCAGCAGCGCAGACAGTACCACACGCTCCAGTTCGATGGATGACGGTGGCACACCATTCACGATGATGGCAGGCGCTTTGATTTGTTTTTTTGTGTGATTCATAGCGTTTTAGGTTCGATTAAAAGTTTGGATCAGTGACCATGATGGTATAATCAGTGAAGTTGGCAAAGTCGGCCCTGTCACGGCCAATGCGGCCCACAACTGAATCACCTGGCATGTCGCGTTTCATCAGACGTTCATACCGTATGTGTTCGGGGATGTTTAGGTAGATAACAATCAGCGGCATAGTAGGCTCTTGAATCCTGATTTGGCGCAACATTTCAGGCCCGACAATGAACACATCTGATGTCAGGTATTCCAGGGTTGACAGGCCATACCACCAGTTATTAAATTTAACCCTGAACTGACATGATTCAATGTCGTTTGCATCAGTAAACCAGTACTCAGTGTCGTGTTCGTTTCTTTTCGGTCGTGTGGTAGCCAGTTGTCCAATCAGCAGACCGTTCCTGCGCATGCGTTCTGCTAATGTTGATTTACCAGATGCCGCAGGCCCGACTATTATTATTTTAATACTCATTGTGTTTTGTTTAGTTTCAACTGTTTCCATTTTGGAAATAGCTGGTGTGTGCTATTGAAAATTAAAACCCTTTGTTTTCAGTGTCACTGTTTCTGCATGCGCCGGCTGGCCCTGTTTAGCGCCTGCCTGCGCTGTGCGTTTGTATTCCGATTCACGCAACACCCACCGTTTGAACGATTGATGCAACTGGTGCGCACTGTGATTGAATTTCTGATTTTCGATCATGTACGATGCCCACATGGTCATACAGTCTTTCAGTTGTTCAGTTGTCATCCGGCTGCCCTTCGCATCGTTCAGGATGCCGACTGTGTATTCATTCGGATTTCCTTTGTAGTATGCTGCCATGATTGTCCGTAGTTCGCTGTCTGTGCGGTATGCCTCGCGCTGACTGTGGTATGCCAATGAATCCGCAGCGCCTGAAACCGCCGCGCCTGCCCTCTGGCCTGCGGCGCTTTCTTCTTTTAGGTCTGATGAAATAACTGATGTGGGAACAGATGTTACAACAGATGGAATAACAGATGGAATAACAGATGTAGTCTTTGTTTGCTGTTCAGATGGTGTTTCAGATTTGAGAACCGGACTAATCGGTTGCGCCTGCAAAGAGGGTGTGTCCTCTCTCTTATTGTTGTATTTATTACTTATATTTAATGGGGTCACTGTGGCTGACCCCTGGGGGTCAGTGTGGCTGACCCCTACCGTCAGTGTGGCTGACCCCTTTGATTGGAATGTTGCCATATCAACAGGCTCCTGTTGTCCGTAAAACATCTGATTATTTACACGCCTGAGTGTAGGCTGCCCCGGACGTTCAACCTGTTCGATGTAGCCTAATTTAACCAGCCTGGTCAGGTAATTTGTGACATTCGTTTCTGTGCAGTCCATCCATTCTGCAAAGTGCCTGCGCGTAGCATAACACCAGCCTGTGCGCTGGCTCAGTGCAGTTATTTCGGCCAGCAAAAGTTTTTCCATCGGCTTCACTTCGCGTGACAGCCAGATGTGTGCAGGTATGAATACCCCTGTAAAGTCGCGATTTATTGACATGGCCTAATAAAGGTTTTTTGGGTTTATCACTATTGAATGAATCGTACCACTATGGAAATCAGCCTCAAAATGAATGACGTGCTGCTGCATCAGGGTGTTCAGGCCACGCGTGACGGTGTCGGTGTGCATGTTTAACCTGCGTGCTAGCACTGTTCTGGTTATCTGTAAATCAGGAACGCCCCGTAACATGTAGTCCAGTTCGCAGAACAGCACGATGGCTGATGCTGTTAATTTTGACAATTTGCGGATGTTTCGATACATGGTTAGTACCTCAGTTGTTGTATCCATTGTTTTGGGAGTTAAAAATTTACAATTAGTTGTGGCTGATTTAATGCGTTTGGACTTTGGAATGCAGACAATACCATCCAGTTGCGTTGATATTGTAGCATATTACCAATTAGCAATAATTGCGGCTTGCTTGTATTGATATGCCTAAATGCTTCTTTAGTTGCTCCATATTTGCGCTGAAACTCAAAAAATTGCCATTCGTTTAATTGTAAATTGTGCGTTCCGTCCTCATCCTTAAATATCATTCTTGCCTCCTTCTGCCTTGTTTCCTTAGTAAACTTTGTAAAATCAGCCAGTTCTACATCGTTAAACATTCCTATCTGACTGGTATTAATAAACCGGTCATTTGAATCCCAAAACGGATTTACTGTCTGTGCCATTATTACACCTATACTTTTGCGCTGTTCATTCAGTTGGCTTATTGATGGCGTTACGCATAATGACAGGTAATCAATGACTTTTGCTTTGTTAGCAACACCTATCAATTTGCAGTCATCGGTAAATCCAAACCAGTTTTCATTTTTTGAATAGCTGGATAATTTCCAGGATTCGCGCCGTGAATCACGTTTGTTTTTCTCAACTTCAATTTCGTAGGTATGCCATTTTTTCATTCCGGTAATCGGCAAAGGATATACCCTGATTAATCCGAACTGCGGACAATAGCCAAGCGAACAGGTATAAAGTTTGCCGTCACGTTTATCGAACTCAGGAACAGATTTGCAAAGTAGTGTATATTGAATTTTCTGTTTCATGCGTCAAGTTCGTTTGATTTTTCAGCAAGAAAATGACCGTGACATCTTTGCGGATGGCAATGACAACCTAATACTTTTCCCTTCAGCATCTTCAATCGTGCGTGTAGCGATTTTTTATAAGGGAAGTATCCGTATTCGTATGCGTCACAAACTTCATCCCTATTTCCGTCTTTAGGCATTTCAAACGGGTTGCCCCATTCGCTAAACCGATCAACGCGTTCATATTTACCGTTTTCCTGCGCCCATTTCAGCAGGTGAAAATGCGCATTCATGTTTATCACAACAGATTCGCCGTTTTCAACTTTCCGGCGCATTTCAGCCTGATCTTCAGGCCAATCGTTTTTGGCGGCCACTTCGATTTTTTGCTCGCGTGCTGCCTGTGCTGAACTGAATTTAACAGCCTGAAGTACCGCCGTTCGCGTTGGCAGGTCATCCGCTTCGCGTGCTTCCTGTTTTATCTGTTCGACAATAGCCTTATTATCTGCGAGTGTCTGGAAACGGGATACTTGAAATTTATCAAAACCGAGTGACTTGATAGCCTCTTCTTTGGTTTGATTATTAGAACTAAAAGTAGCAGCGCTGCTACTTTTATTTTCTCTTTTTTCCTCCCAATGGCTTCCTGTGGCCTTTGGCATAGCCTTCAGGATTTCACCGATTTTAACCTCTGCATCCAGTAGCGCCTCGGCCAACATTTGCGCCTCTTCGCGTTTCTGCCTTCGCACGCCTTCGGCAACATCCAGTTTATCAAGTGCCTTAATTCCGGCCCTAACCATTGCCAGTTGATCGCGTCCGACAAGTACAAACTTTGCCAGGTCATTTAGTGTGTCAGGAAGGTATTGACCTTCGTTTTTAGGTATTATGTCCATTGTTTTGAGCAATAAAAAAAACGCCTGTAACGGTGGGCGGCTTTGGTATGCCATTTGCGCCGTTCACTAAAGCGCAATACCCGCCCGTTACAGGCGTTCTTACTTAAGAAATAAAGTGAACATTCACCGGGTTACCAATCCGGCGGCCTTCTGTTAGGCATTGCAAAGATACGGGATTTTAGAACATGGATAGCTGTGATTTTTTGGCCAAAAACCGTTTTTCGGCCTCTTTTACGTTCATCACAGCCTGTTTGTAATATGATTCCTTCAGTTCTATACCTAATGCCTTGCGACCGTGTGAAACAGGGCTGTAAACTTCAGAACCAACACCCATAAACGGAGTTAACACTACTTCGCCGGGATTGCTGTACAATTCAACAATGCGATCAATGACATCCAGTTGAAGCGGATGCACGTGCTTTTCGTCATCCTCTTCGCGTGCCTCTCTGAATGGCAGCACGTTGTCATTCCTGATGTCATCCCAAACAGACGAGGCGTAACGCTGCCAGTGGATGTGTGCCAGCTTGTTTGTTTTCGGATCCTCATGGTTTTCGTACTTTTTTTTCAGATCCTCATAGTTGCCGTACATCTCAACCATTTCCGGCAGCATTGGTGTTGCGCCTGCATATTCAGTGATACCTACCGGATGTTGAACAGGAACAGCGTTCTCACCGTTTTTTACAAAAATAAGAACGTAGTCAGGCATGGCAGTAAAGCATTTTGTGCTATCCTCTACGATCAATTTGTGCATCAATGACGCAACCATTGTGCGCATGCGAACCTTTAAAGGCTCTTTCCAGATGGTAATTCGGTTGCGATAGGTAAACCCATGTTTCAGGTGTATTTTGATGATTTCATGCGGTAAATCCCACAGGATATTTTTGGTGACATTTTCGCAAATATCCTGACAGTGTACCGCACTGATGCGGCCAGGCTTTGTCACCCTGCTGATTTGTTCGACAAGGTATTCATACTGTTGCAGGAACTGTTCACGTGTATCACAGTTTGAAAAATCGTTTTCGTGTGAGCTGTAATTATACAGCCCCGCAAACGGTGGCGAATAAACTGACAGATCAATTGATTTGTCGGCAATGGATGGCAGGACATACATACAATCGCTGTTATAGATTGCGTAATTGTCCGTGATTAGTTGGTCATTAATCATGTGTGTTTGAATTTATGAATGATGGTAATGTAATTTGTTTTTTGAAGTCGGTTTTTTCGTGAACGTATGACGTGTTTAGGTTCCTGTTTAGGATTCCAAATAATTCATTCGCTTTGTCTGTCTTCTGTTCCAGCGCATCCATTACGCGCTTCTGACCATCCGAATACACAATATCAACGGTTACATTCCGCTTTTGCCCAAAACGCCAAAAACGCCGGATAGCCTGATAATACTGTTCAAAACTGAATGTCGGAAAATATACCGTATGGTTGCAGTGTTGCCAGTTCAGACCAAACGCAGTTATTTTGGGCTTAGTTATCAGCCTCTTTATATTGCCTTTGGCGAAGTCAAACAGGATGTCCTCTTTACGCTCAAGTGACATCGAACCATGTATTTGCAGTGCATCAGGATCCAGTTCCTCAATCAGGTCACCCTCATCGTTGAAGTTAACCCAGTAAACCGATGTATCGTAATTCTGTGCCAGTTCCAGTGCCTTTGTAACCCTGTTTTTAATGGTCATTTTTTGCTCCTCTCTGACCTCAGACATTCGCTGTGCCACGATTGAAAACATCAACATCTGGCCGTTGATAATCCAGTTTTCATCGTTCTTAACAGAATGGTAGTTGCGTATCAACTGTGGCAGCACATGCCGTTCATCACTGAAACCCAGGTCAGACGGTTTACGCATGGAAATAGACCATGAACCTACCCACCTGAAAAACGCCTCCTTTGCGTGTGGCTTCAGGTAAAACTTTGTGCCTATATCCTGTGGCCTGATGTTGTTTTCATTGTTCGCAAAGAATTTACCCAGCATGTCCATATAACCCATGTATCCTAATGCCTCAGACGATGTGCCTAATTCAATGAAGTCGTTAGGGGATGGCGTTGCTGTGAACAGGTACCGGTAGTTTATTTTCTTCAGGAATGTCGTGATGTTCTGCTTAATCGCACCTCCAAAATTCTTAAGGATAGACGATTCATCCAGTATTACGCAGTCAAAATCTGATGAATTGAAATAATCAAGTCGCTCATAGTTGCAGACAACTATTTTTTTAGTGTACCTGCCATCCTTTGAATATTCAATGTCAGTAATTCCGAACTTTTCAGCCTCGGTCAGGAACTGAAACGCAACTGCCAGCGGTGTTATAATCAGCACAGGTTTATTTGTGTGCATCATGTAGTTCACGGCTGTTGTCAGTTCAATGATTGTTTTGCCCAATCCGGTATCCAGGAACACAGCACATCTGCCTTTGCGGATGGCGTATTCTGTGACATACTTCTGATAGTCAAACATTTCATTCGGAATCCAAAGCGGCTCAATACCGTAATCTATTGATTTGTGCCGTTTGGATTCTAAAAAGTCTTTGTAATCCATTTTTTGTAGCGGTGTTGTGTGTGTGCAATGTGAGTTCAAAAACCCTGACCAAATATTACATCTGGTCAGTTTTAACTAAAAGGTTCTTTCCAACTATTTTAAACCGATTTTAGAATGTTTCAGTGTCACTGGATAGCGCCATCAGTTCAACTATGCGCACGGCTTCATGATATGCCTTTACAGGGCATTTTTTTGCCTTCGGTGTACTACGTTTAGGCCTGCTGCTAAAAACGTCATACGGGGCAGATTTTGGCTGTTTACGTTTATTCATCGCGTATCGCTTTAATGGCCAGATTAATCATTACAACCGTGCCTCCGATGATGCCGATAATAGCAGCGATTAGTCCGATTGTGTATAGTACGGTTTCAAGTGTTTGTATCATTTGTTTTGCCGTTTTTGTGTCGTTCAATTTCAATCAGTGTCCGGCAGATGGCAGATGCTGATGCGTAGCTGTTCATGGCATTTACCAGGCATTGCATGTCGGCAATAAACGCATCCGGCAGTTCCTCCTCAGTCAGTTTGTTTGAAAACAGGTCACTGACAATGCCGAACAGTTCAACCATGTGACCGTCAAACATTTTAGCCACGTTAATCACGTCACCATTTCTGACAACCACATCAACCAGTTCAACTGCGTATTTAAGCGCCATTTCGTTTGCGCTGTCGGAAATATCCTGATAATCTGATTTCATCAGTTCGTTAAAATCGTTCATCCGTTGGTATCATTTGTCACCTCAAACGGCAGATTATTGAAATAGGTTTCCCGCTGTTCATTGGTCATGGCCCTGTACATTTCAACTGTTTTGCCGGTGTACAGGCATTTAGCAGACTGAATCTGTATCAGGTTGTATTCAATGCCATCCACCGTGAACGGATGTTTTTTCAGGCTGTTTAACCGTGCCGATGCAGTGCTGATTTGCATCAGGCTGTGCATGCCTGTGCGTTTACCGGCCACATTGGCGATGCGCCGAATCCACACCGGTCTGCCTGCCTTTGATTCAGCCACAACCCACTGGGCTAGTAGTTGTGTCTGTGTTTTGCGTTCTGCGCTGATGTCCAGGAACGCCAGCAGTGATGTTAGTTTAATCATGGTTGATTCAGTTGAATGTGTGATGTGTTACTTATTCGTATTGCTTGCCGCAAAATGGACAATAGGAGCAAATAACAGAATATTGCTTGTTTTTGTCAACCGTTTTACCGTTTTTGAGTTCAATTTTAAGGGCAACATCGGCAATAATTACGGCTTTGCGGTCTTTCGACCATGTTGAATTAATTGAAACGTATTCAACATCGGAAATACCTTTTTTATTTAAAATTGCGGATTTGATTAGTTGGCTGTTTACTTCAATGCAGTTGCACATGGTGTATTTTGTTTTAGCTGTTAAAGACTAATTGTCGTTTGAATAGTCAATTGTTTCACCTGTTTCCTCGTCCACCTCTTTGACCAGAATACCGGTCACGCGCAGGTATCCCATCCCTTCGGTAATGCAATAGCGTTTAGCATCATCAAAGGATATAGCCTGAACGTGCGGCCCTTGCCATGTTTTCAGGATGCCATCAGCAGGATCAATAGCATCTACTTCGGTAGTAAAGTATCTCATGTCGGTTGTTTCGTTTAATGTGATTCGAATGTTTTTACCGGAAATGTCACTGATGGCATTTATCAGTTCAAACAGTTTTTGTGCCGATATATTTGCACGCTCAGACAGCAGGTAGTATGTGTTCGGTTCAGATGATTGAATCTGTCGTGCCACATCTGACACAGTTATCCGGTGTTTTTTCATCAGTTGTTTCAGGAACAGCCTGATGCCGTTGTGCATCCGTTTGCCCTGTTCGGTATAGCTGTTGGTTACTTTCGGTTTTCTCATTGTGCCGTTTTTAGGCTTAATGGCGGCCAGACTTTACCGACCGCCATGTTTTGCCCTCATGAAAAAGTTATTTTTTGCGCTGCCGTTTTAGAAGGGCAGATCAGATTCCTGTATTGGTTCTGTTATAGGGAATCTGTCATCAATGCTCGGTTCTGTCCATCCGGCCTGCATCATAACCTGTTTGGCGTTCTGCTGAGCGCCTGACATGGCAGCAGATGCCTGTTGAACAGGCTGTGCGGGCTGTGCAGTTTGTACCGGTGTAGCATCAGCAGCAGGCTGCACCTGTGCGTTCCTGTCTGACTTCATAGCATCCACATTGCGTGCGATGTCAGCGAATAGCCAGTTGCCGAACCGGACAGCCTGCTGTTCCAGAAGCTTTATCTGTTCGTCACCTACCACCGATTTCACCTCTACTTCAGGCAGAAAGTACATCTCACCGTTGTTCTTCCACAGTTGATTCTCTTTGTTTTTTTTAACGAACTGGCCTGTGAATTTCAGCATGTAGAACAACTGCGATAGGTCGCACAGGCCAAACATGTTGACACGCGATGACGGCAGTTTGCGCCCTAATGCACGGGATGCTGATTCAGCAATGCACTCCCTGATGTGTTCTGACAGGGCCATTGTCAGACTGACCAGCATCAGTTGGTCAATTTCAGGGATATACACGCACAGATAGTGTTGGAATCCTACACCCTGTGGCAGTGCCGGTTTAATGTCCTTATACAGCCCTGAATACTGTGGGAAATTAATACCCCTGATAAATACGCGCATCGGATCGGTGCGTGTATCAGCCACCAGGTTACTATAATAGTTCGTGAACCGGTCGCCTAATTTGGTGACACCTGCCACACCAAATGCCTGGCCCACTATGATGGCCCTGAATGCGGTCAGGCCGATGCGGCTGTTTGCGTCTTTGTCGTAATAACTGAATCCGGCGCTTACCTGATCCGGTGTTGCCTGCGCTGCGAATGATGCAGGTGTTTTACCTGACCGGTACTCCAGGTATGCCTGATACGGCCTGCTGTTTTGCTCAGGTACTGATACGTTGTCGTTTCCTTGAAAATCCATTGTGTGTTATTTTTTAAAAAGTGATGTGTTAATCCTGTCCTTAACAAACAGGCATTTTTGATAGCGTCCAGATGTGACGAATTTTGCCAGCCAATCGGCCAGCAGTTTGGCCTGTTCTTTGTCCTTACCCCTGTACAGTTCGCGCCAATACTGTTTGTGCCACAGTAGGCCCCATCCGCATGCAGGATCAATGGTCATGCCTGCTGGTGCAGGTGGCAGTATAGCACGCATAACCTGTTCGGCTATTTTAGCGCGTTCGGTGTTGCGTTCCACAGACTGTGCATGATTGTCGGTTAGTTCCAGTTCAGCGATTAATGCCCTGACCTGTTCGTACTGTTTGCCAGCGCCTAATGTGGCGCTGGCTAAACGGTCAAATTGTTCGTATATGTTCATGGTTCGGTTTTATTACACGTTGATGTCAGTGCGCAGCAGGTGTTCATATTTGTCGCCAACACTAACCATAGGTATGTACGTTGCTGTTTCAAATTTCCTGCCACGGAATACATCAGAACAGTATTGCAATTTCCAAAGTACGCCATCTTTTTTGAATACAACAGGAGCATTAGACAGGTCAATTTTGTACCGGCGCTTAAATTCGCTGGCAGTTTTTTTGAACAGCGTTTTTTGTGTGTTGATTTGGTAAAAAAAAGGAACCAGTGATGCGATGATAGAAAACTTATTCATTGTTCAAAAATTTGTGTGTGTGAATCGTTGTTGTGTGAATGATAGCACAAAGATACGCACGTTTTTAATATTGTCAATAGTTTAATAAATTTATTTTTAAAATATTTTCATGTGGTGCGTTTAGGCAATAAAAAACCCGACCGTATTACTACGATCAGGCCGCCCAAACTTCTGTATGAAGTGACTGTCAATTATGGATAATGATGGTGTCAAACATAAATGTAGCATTCGCCATCTGGTGCATGAAATTCAGGCCCTGCGTCAAAATCGTTACAGGCAGCGATGCGCATGCACAGGTATTCCCACTGGTTGCGCGCCCTGTTGCGGGCCTCAGGTGTTATTTCATACGGTGTCACGTTGCCATCATTATCAACAGCAATCAGGTAGTATTTGCATTCCATGCCTTCGCTGTCAAACTGATGCGCATAGATGGCAGCCTGCATATCGTAACCACCGCGTTTTATTTCATAACCCACATCAACACCTGATTTAGCGCCGAACCGCTTTAAATCCCAGATGACCGGTGTGGCTGCGTTTTCGCAGACAGCATCACAGATGGCGATGTGATCAAACTGGAATGCGTCAAAATCATACCGCTTCTGAAATTCAAACGCATCTGACAGCAGGCCATGTTTGCGGACAAATGGCGATTTTCTGACAGCCCCTGCCAGGTCATGCGCATCCTTCACCTGTGATGATTCCACCAGTGTCAGGCCTGTGTTCAGCGCTGTGCTGGTGTACTGCTGATACGTTTCCTTTCCGGCCTTTGTGCGCCTGTCCACGTCTGGCATTTCCAGAAATTCATTCCCAAACCGGTCTGGCGTAAACAGGATGCAATCAATCAGTCGGCCCTCAATCATGGCCGCAGTCTGTTCGCGTTCCTCAGTGATGTACCGGCGCAGTTTACGTGGTGAATGCTGGAATGCCTTTAGCCTGCTGAATGACAGGTGCGTGATGCTCTTTGCTGTGAATAGTTGTGACATGTGTTCAGTTTTTACTGTTGTTCGTTCAGTATAGTGTCAATGCGTTCAATTAGTTCCTGCATGGTTCCATCAGGGCAGTATGCAGTTGATTGCAGGATTTTGGCGGATGCTGCGATGATTAGTGCATTAATCCGGTGGAACTTTCGGTCAGGTGTGTCGTTAGGTACAGGCATTACTGATGCAATTACATCGCCATTGCTGTTAACAACGTCAATTAATCCGTATTCGCTTGCCTGTGCCCTCCATTCGCAGTTCGTTATTCCTACAAATCGCACCCTGATAGGTGGCTGTTTTTTTTCGCTCATGTTGAATGTGTGTTTAGGTCAAAAATGATAATTCAGGTCGCAAATGTATCAATATAGCACCAAATTGCAAATTATTTAACAACATAAAAAACCAGCGCACCTATTACAGATGCGCTGGCCTAATCGAATAACAAATAAAACCTGAACTAACATTGCCCCCCTTTTCAGGGGGATGAAAAAAAACATAACCGGATGCAAATGTAGTAGATTTGTGATAACTATTATGGCAACTGCAAATGTTTTAAAATCGGATCCAGTCTGTCAGCATGCCGTTTTATGATGTCCGCATGAAACGTGCCATTCACCACCTTGCGCGCATTCAGGTAGTCACACCCCTGCGCATTAATGTACCTGTCAATGGCCCTGCCGGTAAACAGGCCCGTCCGCATACCACGAACCAGAATAAAGGCAGCTATTTCAGGCCGCAGCGCCAAATCAGGATTATTGACCAGATCGGCCCCTGTCAGACGCGCCCATACCTCGTAATTTTTACGCCATGTCAGTTGAACGTATCCGCGACCGTAGTACCCTGTTGACCAGTATTTCTGTTGCATCAGCCATATTGTTGTATCCTCTTTGGCCTTAATTTCCCGAATAGGCCTGAAACGGGATTCATGCCAGCAGGTAGCCAACATGTAGGTCAGTTGCCGGTAGTCCGTCAGCCCCTCACGGTCAAAATTATGCGCAATCAGTTTAACTGCCTGTTGCTGTTCTGCTGTCAGTCCGGTCGGGCCTGCGCGTAGTGCTGTTGCCATCTGTTTAATGACTTCCGGTGTTATCTTTGGTTCATACATAACCGTGTGCTTTTAGTGAATGTGTAAATTTACCTGTTTGTTTGACTGCATCCAGCATCATTTGTGCTGCCTGCTGTGTTTCCTGTTGTGCATCCGGCGCTAATCGCTGATTATACAGGTTGATGAACGCCAACAGTGACCCTGTCCAAATAAACTGCGTCATCAGGTTCAATGGTAGTATCGTGCGCGCCTGTTCCTTTGCCACACCCAGTTCAATCAGTTTGCGATACGCGTGCATACATGCCTCAATCGCCACATCCTGCCACATCAGCGCGTCATTGTTCCTGCTATCTGACAGCGGGCCTGCGCTGCCCTGTTTAGATGATTCTGACTGGCGTCTGAATGTTTGTATTTTGTGGTATTCATCGCTGAAATCAACATACCTGCCTGATATGCTGCTGGCCACCATCCCAATCTGATGTTTGAACAACTGCCGTTCTACATAGATAGGAACAGAAACCCTGAACTGCAATTGCGGATGCCGGAATGGTGTGGTGTGCCGGTGGCTGGCCAAGTATTCTATCAGTTTGATGTCACGTTCAGATAGTTCGTCTGAATGTTTAGCAAACGATGAACGCGCAGCGTTTACAACCATCAGGTCATCACCGAACACGTCTAATAATTTTACTGTCATGTGTTGTATTTGTTATTAGTAGGCAAAGGTACGCTAAACAACAAAAATGCCTGCGCGATTTAACACGCAGGCACAAAATGCAGCCCCGATAGACTAACCAACAAGCGAAGGTGTAAACAGTGTGTGTATAATTAACCTTCGTTTGCGTCTGCCTGTATTGCCGCCTGTTGATCCTTCAGGAACCTGACCAGTGGATTAATCACGTTCAGGCCCAAAACTGAAATCAACACACCCCAGTCTTTGGCGTACACAGCAGCAACTATCTGGTCAGCAGTTCCATCAGGAACCGTGAACCCGAACAGCACAGCGGATGCGAGTAGTGCGGTCACGGCAGATACCCAGAACGTAGTGTTTGATATGATTGATTTACCGCTGATTTTGCCACCGCGTTTTTTGAAATTCCACACAGGGAATATGATGGATGACACCAGCAGACCGGTGACGGCCAGAATGCCGCCGGTGTTCAGTGTGGTTTCAAAGTCGCCAGCTAGCGCCTGCGCATCCTGCGGAAATTCCACACCGGTGGCGGCTAGTGCAGCCAGAATGACGTATGTAACGGACGCAATAAACCCCGGTGATTTAGGATCGAATTTAGTTGATTTAGCCATGTTGTAGATGGTGTTGTTATTGGTGAAGAAATGTATCGGGCAAAACTGCCTGCGTGCGCAATTCGCACACTGTGTCGTATTGTACGCACTGCGTAGTAATTGCGTAGTTATCTGCTGTGCGCAAATTGCGTGTATTGCGTAATTGCGTAATTATTGCGCTGTGTTTTTCGTCCGCAATACTGTCTGCGTATTGCATCAGTTGCGCAACATACGCACGTTCTGCGTAGTCTGAATAATGCGCGCATTCTGCGTCTGAATTGCGCACTGGTGTTGCGTCATCAGGTGGCGGTGCGTGCGGATCGGCAGGATGCCTGTATTTTGCGCGTGCGCAATTAATTAGAATGAATGACAGCGTGAATGATAGCACAGTGCAGACAAAAATGTATTTCATGTCGCTGTTTTTATTTCGTTTGTGTTTGCGTTTGAATTTGCGTCATTGCGTCTTTACGCGCAATAACAGTTCATCATATTTTGCGCGTTGTTCTGTCACGAAGTCAATCATTTCTTTGCGCATGCGCTCATTGTTTTCGCGCTCCTGCGTGAACCTACGTTCCCAATATTCGCGCTCAGATTGTAGTGCGCTGTCACATTCGCGTTCCAGGGTGATGATGCGCCCGTATAGCACACCAATGGCTGCGCATAGCGAAAATATAACCCAGTATGGCAGTGTCTGCCTGTTCGGTAGTTCCATGCCCATAATGGCGGTTTTTTGGGGATGTTGTTGTGCTGTGGCTATCGGTTCGCAGGTTGCTGTTTAATAAGCCACCTTTTACCGTCTGCCTGAATATACCGGTCGCCTGAAATCCTGAAAAAGTCGGTGAATTTCCCGCTTGTCGGATAATTATTCAGCCTGATGACGGTATTGGCAATTGGTTGCGCCACACGCAGCGTTCCTGTACCTATACGCCACCGATACGCGCCTGTGGCAATCTTGCTGATGACGATGGTCTGTTGCGTGTCGCCGCGCATATTCCATGTACCCAACCAAAGCGATTCGTTATCTGCTCTTAGGCTGTCAACAGGATTACGGCCTGTTAATGATTGTATGCGGTCTGATTCGCGAAAAATGGCGGTGATGCGCTGTGAATAGTTCCACGTTGAATTGATGTCAGCGGCGAAGGTTGCAGCAAGGTTGCTGATATATCCCTTGCCCTGCTGATACAGTTGCAGACTGTCGCCTGCCAGTTGTGCATCCTCTGCATACGCGCCTGTGGAATACATTACCCGATGCACTTTGTAGTATTTGCCCGATGTGTTGGTGATATAGGTAGTATCCAATGTGACTACCTGACCGATTGCGATGTGTGCAGATAAAATTGCACAGAGAAAAATTATGTGTTTCATGCGTTTGTTTTTGTGTCGTTTTTTAGTGAAGGTCAACCCATGCGCCGCCTGCGTAGCCTTGAAATTTAGATGTAGTTGTGTTGTAAATCATTAGGCCGTTTGTTGGCGTTAGTGCATCGCGTTGTGTTGTAGTCAGTCGCGGGAATAGGATGCCGCCTGTTGTGCCATCCACTTCCAATGTTGCGCCTGCGTCAATGCTGTTAGTCCTGATTCCGACCTTTAAGTCATCGCCAACACAAAGGCCTGGCTCTGTTGCGCTGTTCGTGCTATTTGTTGCCCAAAGGCTATATGCGCCAGCGACATCACCCGAACCTATTGTGTGTGTTCGTGCGTTTGCGCTTGTTGTCGCAATACCTCCAATAATAACCGAACCGCTTAAAAATGTGCGTGTTGTTTGACTATGCCCAATAACCGTAGTGCCATTGCCAAATCCAGTTCTATTGCCAATGACAATTTCATAAGTGCTTGATACAGAGTTGTTTCTCGATCCATGACCTATTAATATAGAGTTACTTCCTGTGGTAGTTGTAGATCCCGCCCCTCTTCCAATAAATATATTGCTTCCTCCAGATGTAAGCAATTGACCTGCAAATGCGCCGAATATACAATTTTGAGCGCCATTAAGAACATTGCCTGCATTTTGCCCAAATATGCAATTTTCGCCTGATGATGTTAATGTAGAACCTGCATTAGAACCAAATATTGAATTGGCGTTAGCTGATGTTATATTCTTACCCGCATTTATCCCATAGACCACATTATTGATTCCTGTCGTAATATTTCCCATGGAATTGACCCCAATGGATGTATTACTTGCGTTTTTTTGTCCCCGAATCTCTAATGTAGTTGTACCTAATGAATTTTCAAGCGCAATAATAGGGTTATTTAATTGCCTTTCTTTTAATGATGCCGTAACTGTGCCATTAAAAGTGCTTGATGTGGCTACGCTAAAGTTTGCAGTTGTCGTTGCAAATCCTTCGACTGTTACTGTTGTATTGGTGTTTATTGCACCTGTTGTCAGGCCGCCCACTGTTGCCGTGCAGGTTCCAACCGTTCTGCCTGTTACTGTCACAGTCACCATGTAGTATGTTCCTGCTGTGATTGTCAGGCCGTCTGCCGTCAATGCTGTTGTACCTGTGCTGTGCGTGTAACCTGTCGCAAATGACGTGCCTGACCACCCTGTACCTGTGCCTGTTGTCAATAACTCAGGGCCAACCCTAACCGTACTATCTGTGGCGGCTGTGCCTTTTATGTCAAGTCGTGCTGTTGGTGATGTAGTGCCGATGCCCAAATTGCCATCTGTACTCCAATACAGCCCTGATGTGTCAATTGTAGTGCTGCTGTTGAATTTTGGAATGTATTGCGTTATGCCTGATATACCACCACCACCGCCACCTGTCGCGCTAACAGTCGCCACGCCATTACTTTTAGTCACCGTTACGTTTGTTCCGGCAACTACGTCAACAATTGGCAAAGTGACAGACGATGCCGCCACGCCATCATTCAATAATGATGCGCTTAATGTTTGGCCTGACAGGCTAAATGTGTCTATTGTTTGCAGTTCGTTTGTGGCGCTTTGGTCTGCGACTGTTGCGGCTTCCCAACGTGCGTTTGTGGTGTTGTAGGTTAGTACTTGGCCGTTTGTGGGTGCAGGTACATAGACATTGTGTAGTTCATCCAGTTCATAACCATTCTGAACGGTCACGAATATCACGCCATTTGTAGCGTGCTTTGTTACACAAAATCCAATCTCTACGCCATTATTCGGCGCTGTGGGCCTGACTGCTGTCATCGCACCTGCTGTGTCCTTCGACAGCCACACCATACCGCCTTCGGTCAGATTCGATGTGTTGATGTTGTGAACCAGTCCGAATGTGGTACAGAACGCTTTGTTGCCACCGGTAGCATCCTCAGTCATCACCCCGAATGTATTTGCGGATGTAGATTCGCTGTTTGCCTGCGCGTATCTAACTGTTAGGTTGCCGCCGGATGAACCGGTCAGATAAACCACCTTACCGTTTGACAGGCCCGTATTATCTGCGTGTTTAACCAGTTGCACAGATTCCTGTCCTAATTGTAACGACACATTACCACCCTTCAGGCCTAATTGTAGTGTGCCATTGGTATTATCCCATGACAGCGTTCCTAAACCGTCTGAATACGTCTGGTCAGTTCTGAATGACAGGCGCTGCACGGTGTCCACACTGATAGTGTCGTTTGTGATGTCAATGCCTTCGCCTGCGTAGTAGGTAGTACCTCCACCGCCACCGCCTGCGTTAATCTGCACCCATGCCGTTCCGGTGTAGTAGTACAGGTCAGGCGATGCGCACCCGTTTACGGCAAACAGTGACTGCCCGTATCCAGGTGTGTACAACGGTGCGCTGCATCCTGCGACAATGTCAATGCCCTGCGCTAAAACGCGCCAATTGGAACCGGCCTGATTCCAGATATACGCCCTGCCTGTTGCCAGGTTTACCCTGATGCGTGAACCTGTTGATGACGGTGCGCCGGATGGCACACCCGATTCATAGTTCAGGCCTGCTGTGAATTGTATCTGCGCTGATGCTGATATTGACAGTAGCAGCAGGGCAAAAATGATGATGTTTGTTTTATGTTTCATGTTGTCACGAATTTTAAGTGTTAGTTGCCGATAAACAGGAACCGCAGTGCAAACTGTGTTGATGCTGGCAAATTTGTAGCTGAATGCAGTGTAAATTGAGACTGATTGCTACTTGTGATGTAAAAATTATTCATCTGTGCGGCTGCGTTTGCGTTTGCAGCGCCAAGAACAGGCGCAACAATCGAATCAAAACGGCTGATAAAAAAAGAAATTTGAGCAACTAAACTGCCGCTGTTTGGCGATGTTCCAGTAGTAAATGTAAATAGCGCCCAATTGCCGCTACCACTAAAACTATCAACTGTCGCGCCTGTTCCGGCTCCATTTCCAAAAGTAATGTATGATGAAGTCCAAGACGTATCAGTTGGTGATGAAAATGATTCAGCCTTTAATGTTCCGCCGCTGTATGTCAAATCAGTAACGCCAACTATTGATGTCGCGCTATTAAAACGCAATAGCCTATTTGATGCCGCGTTTGAAATATTCATTATTGAATACAGTTGCGATGTGTTCAATTCAGCCACCGCGCCCGCGCCTGATGCAGACCTGCCCAAAATTGTTGGCCCTGTTATATTGGCCATCTTTGCGAGGGTGATAGTTCCGTCTGTGATGCCTGCAGCCACAATCTGCCCAAACCCCAAAACAGTACCTGACCTGCGAAGTACATGACCGTCAGTATTGGCCGGTATATCAATTACGGTTCCAATGCTATTTGCGCCCCTTCCCATTACCGATAGTGCCGCCCTGTTTGATATTTTAATTGAAGTAACAGCCCCGTTATCAATCGTCCACACCGTACCAGCAGATGACACAGTTATATCACCCTTGTCACCATCTGCCACACCACCGCCACCGGCCTGCGGTGTCAGTTGCACAAACATGCCAGCGTTTACAGGTATATCAAAATTGGCTGTTGCGCTGTTAACTGATATAGATGTTGCGCCTGCGGATGGCGCTGATGCCACCGTGAACGTCTGTACCTGGCCGGTAATTGGATTGACTAACTTTACTTTATCACCTGTTGAAAATTCATTGCCTGCCAGTGCCGTACCCACAGCGATGGATGTAACCGTTGCGCCCTTTGTTATCTGCGTAGCCAGTGCGTTAAACGACAGCGGATTCAGTATAGCCCCTGGCGGATTCGCCACCATCGGACTGTTTCCGCCGGTTGTCGGACTGGTTGATGTCGGATTAATGACGGTAGGGTTGTTCGTGCCACCGGTCAGAATTTTGACCTTTACAGGCGTTTTAGTGCTGCTATTGCCGAATGTCAGGTTTACCCAACTACCCTCCAATATGTTTTCTGTGACGTGCCACAGTAGGCGCATATCCAGCCAGTTTAGGCTATCAGATGTGCTAATTAGTTTGCGTACCTGATTGCACGCATCGCCATACAATTGGCCGTTCAGGCGTTTTTTAACGCGCAGACGTGCATCCAATACGCGTTTAGCCATCAGCGCACCTATGGCCAAATTTCGGCTGCCTGCGCCCTGTCCCCACTGCGTTAGTGCTGTTGTGCCATCTGAATTTATCAGGGAACCTGAATAGTTTATTGATCCTGAACCTAAACGGCCATTGCGTTCCCATGTGTCGGTTCCACCGTCAAGGTTTTCGGATTCATATAGTACCTCATCCTCCTGCACGTCAGGCGTGCCCAGGTCGTACAATTCCAGCCACAGGCCAGCGGCTGACCATGATATGGTAAAATCCGATTCATCAATGATAGTGCCATCCGCTGCACGCAGTTCAATTGAACTAACTGCAATGCTGTTTAGTTCACCGTCTGCCACCAGTGGCGGTGTGATAAAATCAAAACCCTGAATGTAATTTGCTGTCAGGCCCGAACCTGGCACAGTCTGACCGGATGCCATCAGTACGAACACATCAGTGTTTGTGTTTGTCCATGATGCCAGGTCATAGTAGAATGAAAAGTTACTGACAGATACACTGCGCTTCAGGTATTTGTCACCTATTTTCAGTTTTAGGTTTACCTGTGGAATAATGACATCAGTACTGTTGCCGGTATAGCTGTCGTTTTTCACGCTAATGAAAAACGTGCCACGCATACGCATAGTAGCGGCCCCTGAATTACTGCTGATGGTCTGATTGAAATTAAATGTAGATGTACCGGCCACCAGTATATTTTGCCAGTAATTCCGCCGCATCTTAGCCTCATACGTCAACTGTGTTGTACTGTACTGCGACAGGAAATCATACGTGACGTATGTCAGTTTGGCTGCGTTCGTTTTAGTCTGGTCAACGGTCAGCACACCTGAATACGCGCCGTATGTTTTCTGGTCGCCATTCTTTTTATAGGTTCGCCAGTTGTAGGTACTGTTTACGCGATAGTCAATCTGTTCAATGACATATTTAGCATCACGCATCCTGATGCGACAGCCGAACGCCAAACAGATGTATTTTAGTACATCATAACATGACAATACATCTTTGTCCGGCCCTCCCTTTGTTTTGAAGTCATAGAACGCGCTGTGATCAACATATGACAGATAAATCGGATCGTTTGCATCGCTGGCCGTCATGGATGCCTCCCACCAGTCAACAGACGTTTCCAGGAACGCATCATCGGCAGCCCAAAATGTAGAAACGTGCGACAGTTTACCTAATGCCGTCACCGCGTGTGTGGTCAGTCGCTGACGGCCAAAGTACAGCGTGCCATTATCATAGTAGGGTATTTTTTTTAGCAGTGCCAGACCGCACACAGCAGTCAGTGTGTAGCTGAATATCGGCCCCTGATCGGTTTCATCGCCTAACGCATCAGCGGTGATGATACCCCGCCAAATCTTTACACCTGCCTGCGTTTCTATTTCCAAAAAAAACCTGCCTTCCTTCGACGTGCGGAGGTCTGACAGGAATGTTAGCACCGTTGTTTCAGACGTACCGACCAGCATTTCAATTGTGGCAATGGAACCCATCATCGGGCTGTGTATGTCCTCATCTGATTCGCCCCGCCATTCTATTTTAATGCCATCCTTCGCAATTTGGAATGCACTGTCAGATGATGACCAGTCAGTGTCATACACAGCAGCATTGTACTGTGTTCCTGATGGTGATTTACCTATTCCATAACATCTTAACGCCATTTGCTTGTCAGTTTTTAAATTAGTACGCCCTGTTTGACTTCTTCGTTGCCCTGTCCAGCACCAGTACCAAATCAGTCCCGCGCACCGTAAATTCACCCTGTAATGTGCCGCCGCCGCCCATGCTATCCAGCAACTGATTAGTCCGGTTGTTTGATGTGACTGTGGATCCGCGCGGCAGGTTTATCAGTTCAGGCCCCTGTTCGCCCACCAGTGCCATACCGCCAGGTGCGTACTGCGTACCTTTTGCAAATGGCGTTGCAGCAATGGCGGCTATTTGAACAGCACCCACAGCGGCCTGTGCGGCTGCCAGTCCTAAACCGAACGGAAAACCAAACTGCGCATACGTTTTAGTGATGGCAACAGCGGTATTAATTGCCGCCTCAGCCATCGCCAGTGCTTTTTTGCGCTTAGCACCACGTTTCTGTATTTCCTCGCGTTTGGCCTCAAATTCTGCCTCCAATTGCGCCCGTTTATTGCTGTCCTCACCGGCCGCCTGAATGCGCTGCGCGTATGTTTCCTCCAGTGACTGCAATTGTCGCTGATCAAATGCCGTGAACAGGCTATCCAGGGAATACGCAGCCTCCCAGGCTAAATCCTGAAAACCTTTTTTTCTGGCCTCTAATAGTGCCTCCTGCTGTTTCAGCAGTTCAGCATTAAATGAATCTGATGCCTGTAGGATGCCGGAAAAATCAGGTGGTTCCACCGTTGCGCCGCCTACGGTCTGTGGCGTTTGCAATGTTGCCAGCGGCTGAAAATTACCGCTAAACAGGGCATTTGCCTGTGCCAGTTCGTTATCAATCAGCCCCTTTAATTGACCGCGCAACCCCTGCACCTCATTTGATGTCGGTTTAAAACCTGCATCAATCAGACGTTTCATGCCTGATTCAATGGCCTGCGCTTCTTCAATTACATCCTTTGAACCTAACGACAGTTGAACATCACGCACTTTTCTAATGTCAGACACCACCTCATTGTACACCTGACGCAGTTTGCGCTGTTGTTCAATTGCCGCCTCTGCTGCTGCCCGTGCCGCCTCGGCAGCCTTTTTGCGCTGTTCTTCGGCCTGTTTAGCCAGTTCCATCGCCTGCCGTTCCTCTGCCGTCAGTTCCTTTTTCTGCACCTTACTGACCTCATTTGCATTCACCAAATTTTTCACGGCATCTAACTGCTGTTGAAGTGCGTCTGCCTGTGCAATTGCGTCCGCTACTTCGCTGGCCTGACCGCTCTGCGCACGGCCAACACTGACCATGTAATTGTATGCCTTCTGCGCTTTTTCTTTCTTTTCAATAGCAACACGCAGTTCCTCGTCTAACCTGACCAGTTCGCCCTCCGCACGTTTGGCCCGTGCTGCAATTATTATACTTTCTGCGTATCCTTCGTATGCGCCCTGTAATTTGTCAACTGACAGTTTTTCTACGTCAAGTTGCCCAAAATATTCAGGATTTATCTGTTTTAGTTTGTCTAACGCAGCTATTTTGCTTTCCCTACTCTCTGTTTCTGATTTCAGCACCCCTATTAGCGCCTGCACCTGCGTTCGTTCAACTACAGTGTCATTTGTGGCCTGTGCTGTCAGGTCGTTCACTATCTTCATGCCCTTCTCAGCAGCAGACAGTTCACGATTAAACAGGCCCATGTTGTAGGCCAGTGTTGCGATGGCAACCACAATACCGATGCCAATGAATGCCTGTGTGGCTGTATTCAGGGCCAAAAATGCAGTGCGCTGTAATTGCACCCATTTAATCACATCCTTTGATGCGCCCACCAGGCCTTTCCAGTTATCAATCAGGAATGATGAAACTATGCGCACGTTGCCGATGGTGGTAGCTATCGGCCCCAGGGCAATCAGGAACGCACCGAATGATACAATGGCTGTTTTGGTGGTTGCGGATAACTGGTCGAACCCCTTTGCAACATCACCGATGAATTTTGCAAATGCCTCTAATTTACCTGATATATCAAAGGATGTAACGATAGCAGCACCCACTTTACCTAATGCTATACGCGTTGCATCCAGTGCGTTTTCAATGTTGTTTTTGATGCCGGATTTAACCGCTGGTAGTTCATTTGCGACCTTTGTAATGCCATCCACAAATTCGTTTGCATCAATGCCTAACCGGTTCAGGTCATCAGCAGTGGCAGCCCCGAATGCTTGTTTCATCAACTGGCTGATGTTCGGCAGGTTTTCCTGGATGACCATCAAATCCTCCTGATACACCTTGCCCTTTGCAATCATCTGCGTGAACTGTCGGGTGACAGCCCCGAACTGCTCAGCACTGCCCGCCACACTGGCGTTCGCCTTTCCTAATGCTGTGATGATGGTACGCGCCCTGTCGGCCTCAATGCCAACAGCCTGCAATGAAACAGATGCTTTGACAACCTGCTCCAGCCCCAGGCCAGGCGATTCAGCTACTTTGGTCAGTTTTTCCAGTTCGGCTGCGGCCTTATCTGCCGTACCTACCTGTGACCGCAATGCCAGTGTCAGGGATTCCAAATCACCGGCAGCCTTTATAGCAGCACCGCCAAACAGGGCCAGCGGTGCAGATAGTGACAGTGTTAAATCCTGTCCTACACGTTGCAGTTTTTCACCCGAACGGCGCAACTGACGTTCAACCTGTGCCAGTGTCTTTTCATCAAAGATAAGACCTAACCTGACATTTAGTGATGTAGCATTACTGGCCATTGCGCTGTATTTGTTCGCGTTCTGCTTTTGCCGCCATATACCTTTCGTATAGTTCGGGATTTGTTTGTTTTAGGATTAAATCTGCCTCCTCATCAAACCTGTCAAATTCAGCACGTTCATCATCTGACATCTGTGACCGCGTTTTTAATCGCGACTTCACCGGTGCATCCCAATCAAATGGCAGCAGGTCTGATGGTCTGCGTATCTGTTTGCGGTGGTCAACTGTTTTAGCAACTATGAACGCGATGTACCGCGTTTGTTCCCATTCGTTTCTGAACTGTTCCAGGTGCGCATCCTGCCGGTATTTGAAATATGCCGGTGTGGCACACCAGAACTCATCCTCAGACATTCCAATAATGGCGGCCTGCCGCAGCAGCCCATGCCAGTAGTTGCCTGTTTCTGTTAGGCTTCCGGTGTCTGATTGTCCGTCAGCCTGACCACGTTTCCCGCATCATCCGATGCAGGCGCAAACGAATCTGCAAACATGGTCATCATTTGCGTGATGGTGTCATTATCCAGCCAGTCGGCCAGTTCATCAGGGCCAAAGTCCGGCAGACGTTTCATCATGTCACGATACCCACAGACGATGCCTGAATAAATCAGGTCAACCACCATCGTAATAGAAGGCGATCCGCCAGCAACCTGTTGAAAGTCGCTGATAGCGGATCGCCCTGTTTTACGTTCGTATTGATACAGCGCACCCATACCAAATTTAATTGGATGCTGTTTGCCGTTTAATTGAATTGTCATTTTGCTTGCTTGTTGTTATCGGTTGTGTGTTCAGTCAGTCACTATGAAATAGTAGCCTGTGTCAGTGCGCCAGTTCCCTGAAATTCGGCGCTGAATGTCACCGCCTCATCATTGCCGGACGAATTGATTTGCAGACTGGTGATATAGGCGCTGCCGGAATATTTGATTTCACCGGTGACACCCGTCTGAAATACGATTGCCACAGATGTTTGCCCTGACCATGCTGTGAATAGTTCCTCAGCGCCATTGGTGGCTGACCAGTCCACATTTCCGGTGACAGACGCAGTCCATGATTTTGCACCAGGCAGGAACTCAGCCACAGCGGATGAATCTTTGCAGGTCGTTTCAAATGTGTTGGTGGACATAGATAGGGATGCGTCCACCTGACAGGTAATCGCGGTCGGCGTTGCACCTGTGTACAGTTTCATGTTTTTAGCTAAAACGGTAGCCATGTGTTTTTACTTTTTGGTTGTGAAAAATTGCCGCCGCGTTGTTGGCGTTTTATCTTTATCCTCCATTTCAGCGCCAATGGACGCAATAAATGTCGGTGGTGTGGTGATTGTCGTGTTTTGTTCGTTCAATGGAACACACAGGGATTCTAACTGCTGACCAGGCCTGTATTTGCGTGAACGCGTATCATCAGGAACCTGTGTGCCGATGCCGTCACTGACTAATTTGTTGCCGGTAGGCTGGTCAACATCAATCACTGAATTTACACCGAACTGTTCAAAATCTTTGATTAATTGAATTTTCATAATCCCTGTTTTTTGGCCTCCATTTCCACGCGCAGACGCAGGCTGTTGACCATATTATTTAGTGTTGTTGGCCCCATTGCACTGACGGCAGCATCAACGAATTTTTTACCCACCCTGATTTTGCCGTTTGTCATTTTGACATCATTGTTTACAAAGTGCGCGTAATAACCGTCAATTGTTTTACCACCTAATAGCGGCCCTACCATGACAGCAGTTTTCATCCGGCGCAGTGACAGCCGCCTGAATGATTTACGCAGGTTGCCAGGCCTGTATGTTGCTGCCTTCACCCCGTACCCCTTTGGCATTCGCCTGCCTGACTTTGCAACACGTTTGTACCTGCTGTGCGATTTAGGGCTAACCGGCACGCGCACCCTGATGGCATTTGACATCAGTTCTGCGCTATCTTTCAGATCATCAATTGCCTTTTTTTGCACCTCTTTGCTCATGCGCCTGATTTGTAGTATCAGTGCGTTTATTTCCTTCTGTGTTGCCTCAATTGCCATCGCCTTATCAGTTAGCTGTTATGAACTGATAAACCGCTGTACGCGACAAAAACATGATGTTTTCATCCATACCATCCGCACTGCTGATATATTTGCACCCCTCAACAGTCACGCCACCGGCAGTGCCTGTGACAAAATCCAGTGCGTTTCTAACGGCCAGGTCAACATTATCCAGTGCTGCATACGCATCAGCACCCTGTTTCACCTCGGCCCAATATGTAAACGTCACCTGCGCTGTATCATGGTCAGATTTCCTGTCCTTCTGATCATCAGTCGGCTGATTAGTCACCGTGAACACAATGGCAGGATATGTGGAATCTTCAGGCACGAACACAGGATATATGCGTGTACCAACCAGTGCTGTGACGGCGCTGGTAGCAGATAGTTTAGCATATATGTACTGGCCTAATTTCATGTTTTTTTAGTCTTGTTTTTGGGCTACAATTATCAGGGATTGCCTGAAATCCGGTTTTTGAAAGTACAGGATGTCATACAAATCACCCTCAAAATTGATGCGCATTTTTTCATTCAGCCCATCACGATACATAATGTCAAACGTGACAGCGGTCTGCACCGTTAGTTTGTCTGCCATCATATCATCCTTGTTTCCTGAATTGCGCCATGTTGCCTTAGCCCACACATTGCAATGCGTTTCCCACGTCATCAGTTCCTGACCGGATGTGCCGCGTGATGTGACCGGTTTTTCTATCGTGATCCGGTGTCGCCTGTCGCCTATCTGTGTTGCCTTTGCCATGCCTGCGTCAGTTTAAACAGTTACATCCAGCGCCGCAGCGGCTGTAATAGCACATCAGACATACTAAACACCTGTTCAGGGCTGTCCTCCCTATTCGTATAGGCACGACCTATGCGTGACAGCAGGCCCAAACGCACACTATCAGGTATGGATGCAGATGATGTGCCGTACCCTGCCACATAGGTAATCTGAACAGCATCAGGCCTGACCGCCAAATCTGACGGATAGGTGTAGTTTGATTTTGGCATGATTGTCACACACCCCGAACTGATGTTAGTAGTGTATTCAGATGATGCCCATGTTTGCAGTGTGCCTGCGCTGTCGTAATACTGAACCGATGTGATACTACCAATCGGCCACAGGCCCGCAATAACCATCGGTGTAATGGATGACAGTGGGAATTGTCTGTGACTCTCAGTAACGGTTTTATTCAGCAGCGAACACTGGTATGACCGTTCAATGATGTCGCACTGCGCACGAATCAACAGCATCAGGTATTCATCATCGTGACGCAGGTCATCCATGCGTAGCTGCGCACGCGCATCCTCGATGGCAACCGGCAGTTCCTCACTGATGGTTTCACTGCTGACCGTGTACCCTGTGTAGTACGGGCTGTGCGTAGTTGAATAGTCGTTCCAGATCATGCCGTGATGTATATGATGGTTCCCTTTAATGCAGCATCATGGGCTGCGCCTGCGCGATATGCCGTGACACCAGCAGCAATAGCAGTGTCATTACTGTTGTATTCAGGTAGTGCGCCTAATATGGCTGCAATGGTTGTCCAGGATGTATCATAGTCGGTTGATGTGTCCTTTACTATCAACTGACCGGCAGTGCCACCGGATG